AAAGAATATTACCTATAAAATATACACCTGATTTTATTGGTGATGATTTTATAATTGAAACAAAAGGTAGAGCTAATGAATCTTTTCCAATGCGTTGGAAACTATTTAAACAATTAGTTATGCGACAATTTCCTAACGTAACATTATATAAACCACAAAATCAAGCAGAATGCGACAGAACCGTTCAGTTGATCCTAAACAAGCAAAAAGGATAGCAAGACAAAAATATGCCGAACGACAGATCGAAAAGTTTATTAAATGGAGTTGGGAAGTACGAGGCAAAATTAAATATAACGAACTTGTTGAAATACAAGATAAATATAACATAAAATGCTATGGCTAGACTAGTTATAGGAAACTATAAAACAAATACAAAGAAAAAAAGACCTGGTGTACACGCTAAGTCTAAATCAAGTAACATTAAACAAAGTAAAAATTATGTCAAAAAATACAGAGGACAAGGGCGTTAAAGGTTGGACTATATCCATTGGGTTTTATCCTGGTATATTGTTCGGTGCTAGAAGCTACGTTGAAAAAGATATGACTACACACGTTATATATCTGCCTTTTGTAGACTTAGCAATTGAAATATATAGATAATGGGATTATTTAATGAGCGCATTGCGTACAAACCGTTTGAGTACCCTGAGTATTATACAGAAGGTTGGTTAAAACAAGCACAAGCATTTTGGTTGCATACTGAGATACCAATGCAAGGTGATTTTAAAGACTGGAACGAAAAGCTTACACCAGAAGAGAAAAACCTAGTAGGTAATATACTTTTAGGTTTTGCTCAAACAGAGTGTGCTGTTTCAGATTACTGGACACAAAAAGTCGTATCATGGTTTCCTAAACACGAAATACAGCAAATGGCCATGATGTTTGGATCACAAGAAACAATACACGCTGTAGCTTATAGTTATTTAAATGAAACACTTGGTCTTGAAGATTACGAAGCCTTTTTACATGAGCCTGCAACTGCTGAAAGGTTTGATAACCTGGTTGCTTATGGTGGGACAAACACTGTTGGTATTGGCAAGTCTCTTGCTGTGTTTAGCGCTTTTGCTGAAGGGGTTAGTTTATATTCTGCTTTCGCTGTACTCTATAGCTTTCAACTAAGAAACTTATTAAAAGGTATAGGTCAGCAAATGAAATGGTCAGTAAGAGACGAATCTTTACATAGTAAAATGGGTTGTAAGTTGTTTAGACAAATGTGTTCTGAAAACGAACAACTATTAAATCTGTGTAGATTAGATATTATAAACGCTGCAGAGACAATGGTTAAGCTAGAGACTAAATACATTAATAAGATGTTTGAAATGGGTGACATTGAAGGCATCAGAGCTAATGATCTTAAACATTTTATAAAGAAAAGAGCAAATGAAAAACTGGTTGAACTTGGATATAAAGATTTGGAATCGCATTTCAAATATGACAAGATGGCAGCAGCTAATCTTGATTGGTTCTATCATCTTACCGGCGGGGTCACTCATACTGATTTTTTCGCGCTTAGGCCGACAGATTACTCGAAAGCTGGTGAAGGAGAGGACTTTGAGGATATTTGGTAATTTAAATTTAAAAGAAGAGGATATTTGGCGTGATTTATATAGTTGATGATTTTTTACCAAAAAACTTATTTAAAGAACTTTTAACATACTGTGATAAGTTTGAAGAATTTAAAACTCCTGGTAAATCTTTTTGGATTAAAGAATTACCAGATGATTTTGTTAATTTTTTTAAAAACAAAATAGAGAAAGTAGAAGGTAGAAAAATAAAAAATATATTATGTTTTTTACGTGAAGCTAAAAAAAACCAAGATAATACTTGGAGAATACATAATGACACAATAATAAACGGCGAAAAACCAGATAGAGCTATTGTTTATTATATTAAAGCTAATGAAAAACAACTTAATGGAACTGCTTTTTGGAACCACGAAACATATGGTGATAAATATATTCAAAGTGATTCTGTAGAGTTTAATAGGATGTTGACAGAAGATGCTGAAAATATTTCAAAATGGTCGTTAAGATCTGTTGTTGGTTATAAACCTAATAGGTTGTTATCATATCCTTGTGAGTATTTTCATAGTAAATATCCAAATGAATATAACAATAAAAGAATAGTATTAGTAATGTTTTATAAATATGAAGGGACAGAAACAAAGTAGAACAGATGCGTTAGAAAAACGTATGGCCGCTGTTACAAATGTATTACAGCAATTAATAAACGAAATTGATAACTTAAAAACAATGACACTTGGTAATTACTCTTTAACAAAGCATTTACCAGGTTACGATGAAGCTATTGAAAAGTTAAAAGAAGAGAATGAGAAAATGCAACAAGTGTCAGAAAAAGAGGCCAAACTGGAAATTCCTGACTAACGATAAAAAAACTTGTAAAAAATGCGAGTATAGGTTCAAGCAAAGGTTGCTTAGACTACTTGTACATGACAAAAGACTTTCAGCAGCAGAACGTATAGCTGGTCGTCTAGGGTATATGGGGACGGCGTTTATGATGACGTCTCCCCATTTGTTACCTGAAACAATTGGTGTAGTTACATACATAATAGCAGGTGTTATTTCAATACCTCAAGTATTTGTAGCTAAACAATGGAACTTAGTAGCGGTTAATTTAAACGTAGCAATAGCCTACACAATATTATATTTTTCATAAATGTGGAACGATGAATGGATTAAAGGAAAGGATTACCCAGAGTGGGGTGATACCGAAGTGTATAAAAAAACTATCGCCGGGGGTTATCTTCTTGATGGCGAATCTCCTAGTGATGCTTATTGGCGTGTTGCTAATACTGTGGGGAGGCGTTTATCTCGCCCTGAGTTAGCAGAAACTTTTTACGATTATATATGGAAAGGTTGGTTATGTCTAGCCTCACCTGTGCTTTCTAATACAGGTACTGATCGCGGTTTACCGATTAGTTGTTTTGGTATAGACGTAGCTGACTCAATACAAGATATAGGAGGTAAAAATTTAGAAATGATGCTACTCGCTAAGCACGGCGGTGGAGTTGGTATCGGAGTTAATATGATCAGACCCGCTGGCGCTAAAATTACAGGCAATGGAACATCAGACGGAGTCGTACCTTTCTGCAAAATATATGACTCAACAATTCTTGCAACTAATCAAGGAAGCGTACGCAGAGGAGCCGCATCGGTTAATATCAATATTGAACACGACGATTTTGAAGAGTGGCTTGAGATTAGAGAACCTAAAGGAGATGTCAACAGACAATCGCTTAATCTACATCAGTGCGCAGTTGTGGGTGATAAGTTTATGCGTAAACTTGAACAAGGAGATGCGCAAGCTAGAGATCGATGGAGTAAACTACTTAGAAAACGAAAAGCAACTGGAGAACCGTATATTATGTTTAAAGGAAATGTTAACAAAGCAAATCCAAAAGCATATAAAGAAAACGGATTAAAAGTACATATGACAAACATATGTAGTGAAATAACATTACATACAGATGAATCACACAGCTTTGTTTGCTGTTTATCATCTTTAAACCTAGCAAAATATGAAGAGTGGAAAGGTACTAATCTTATATACGACGCCATTTGGTTTCTTGACGGAGTTATGGAAGAATTTATTCAAAGGGCCAAAGGCCTTCGAGGTTTCGAAAACAGTGTTCGTTCTGCGCAGAAGGGAAGGGCTCTTGGTTTGGGAGTACTCGGATGGCATACATATCTCCAAGAAAATGGCCTTCCTTTCGAAGGTTTATTATCTCAGTTTGAAACTAGGAAGATTTTTTCACAAATTAAAATCGAAAGCGAACGAGCCTCTATGGATCTTGCTGAGGCATACGGCGAGCCTCTTTGGTGTGCTGGCACTGGTATGCGTAACACTCATCTTAGGGCCATTGCTCCTACTGTGTCTAATAGTAAGCTTAGTGGTAATGTCAGTCCTGGTATTGAGCCTTGGGCCGCTAATGTTTTCACTGAACAAAGTGCGAAGGGTACGTTCATTAGGAAAAATCCAACGTTAGAACAATGTTTAGAAGATGCTGGTTTAAATAATAATGATGTTTGGAATAAGATACTTGAAGACGGAGGATCAGTACAAGATATAGACGCTTTAGACGATGTGTTAATTGGTGATCATGATATTCCTTTAAAAGAAGTGTTTAAAACTTTTAAAGAAATAAATCAATTAGAGCTTGTTAATCAAGCTGGTTTACGCCAACAATATATTGATCAATCAGTAAGTTTGAATTTAGCTTTTCCTTCTGAAGCAACTCCTAAGTGGATTAATAAAGTTCATTTTGATGCTTGGAAAAAAGGTGTTAAAACTTTGTATTATACTAGAACTGAATCTGTATTGCGAGGAGATATTGCTGCTAAAGCAATGGATGAAGATTGTGTAGCTTGTGACGGATAATTATGCTATACACGTATGATACATAGTGTGTAATTAAAAAAGGGGACCTCATTTGAGATCCCCTTTCTTGGTTACAGGAACTTTTAGGTATGGTACGCCTATTTATTTATGTTCCTTATATTTTTTAAACATTAGTTTATACAGTAAACTATTCCAAGCTCCTTGTAGTTTGTCTATTATTTTCCGCATGGTTCCCCTGTTTTCACATTAATCCAATTTTCTTTTTCAAACCAATCACGTAGTGTTGCTCCTTTTTTGCGAGCACCTTTTACAAATGACTTGCTTGATCTTTTATACTTACCTGATTTAGCAGCGGTTTGTTTGGCTCTAATAACTTTTTCTTTTTCAGCCTTACTCATTGATCTTACCTTAGCTGCAGGTAAACAAACTTTTTTTGTACCTCCGCCTTTTACTTTTCCAGTTTTATAAAATGGTGAATTCATCTTCTACAATTTTGCATGTTAATAAACCAATTAGCAAGTTGCACATCTCGCTTAGTAGCTTCTTTACGTGCTTTTAATTTTTTAACTTTACTACAAGTAACGTCACCTCCATACAGTTTACTAATACGGGCTTTTAAAACTCCTCTGTATGCTTTAGCCATTACTTCTTTTTCTTTTTATTACCAAATTTACTCGGTCCTCCAGCTTTAGTACATCTTACTCCCCAACCAGAAGCGTAAGCACTAGGCCAAACTTTAAACTTTTTCTTTGCTGCAGCCTTACAAGGTCCGCTTATTTTTGCGTATAATGGTGAATTCATATTATTGAATATTTAGTTTTTCCGTTAATTTTTTCTGCTTTTAAGCATCTTCGTCTATTTTCTTCAGGAGATACATAACTAACATGTACCCAATTAGGATTTTCATCTGTTCCAAACTCCCATATAATTTGATCAAAATCTAAATTACATTTAATATAGTCAAACATTTCTGCGTTTGTTTTATGACCATATACGTCATCTATATCGATGGCCCTACCTTCACAATGTTGTGACTTGGAACTTCCGCCGATAGCCTTATTAAGTTCTTTACTTCTAAAAAATGAATTTATTTTTATAGGACCACCCACCCATTCACGTAAAGGTTCAAAAACATTTTCAGCTACTCCAACCATATTTGTTAATTCATACTGACTAGGATAGTTATCTATATTTTTACGTTTAGCTGTATATGATTCAGTAGCTTCACGCAGAGTTATATGATCGCTAATTTTACTCATTTAATTTTATTTAGAATTATTAAAAATAACTTTTTTTATTTCAGCCTCTGTTATCTCTAGTTTAAAAGTTAAGTCAGCTGCCCATTGATAAACAACAACGTCATCTTTATATAAAATAATCACAGGTACAGAAGAAATTTTGCTTTTTAAAGTTTCGCTTTGATCTTCTAGATTAGCGTATACGTTTTGAACACCATTAATTTTAGGTAGTTCAACTTTATTGTTTTTATTCCACTTAGCATTTATTTCTAGTAAAGTAAACTTTTGAGCATATGCAAAAGAACAAAACAAAAATAATATTAAAGTAATTAAATTTTTCATTTTATTTTTTTTCAATTATTTCATATAATTTTTCATCTATTTTATCAAGTTTATCACTGTTTTCTTCAACTTTTTCTTGAGTATTCATGATCGTCTCGCGGACTAATCGATCTTTTAAATCGTACTCAGTTCTACTAATAGTTGGTTCAGGTAATTCTTTAGCTATTTCTATTTCTTTTTGCAACGTAAAATACATCGCGGCTAAAGACACAGCGCCTGCTATAACCATTCCTATTGTTTTTAAATCAAGGGTAACCTTAGTTCCTTCTCCAAGTTCTGTAGCCATTATTTAATCTTTTTTCTTTTTATTTTACGTTTTTTAATTTTTCTAGGTTGAGGTTTGGTTGTTTCGTTTTCTTCTTTTATACCTATTTCCCAATCAGACCAACCACCGAGCAAAGCCATTCTTTCCCAAGTTTCAAGATCTTGTGAAGTTGCTTGTACCACGTTATTAGTCTTTTTAACAGCTCTGTCAAGCGGTATATTAGTTAAAGCAGATACAACATTAGCGCTGGCTAGATAAGCTGGGTTATCCAAACTCCAACCTTTTTCAGCCATTTCTTTTTTATCCCATTGATACGATCTTGCCGCTTGATTTATACGAGATAATTTAGCAGATATAGGTGGGGATAATTTAGTTAACTCGTAACCTACTTTTTCAAGTTTAGGTTGCTTTTTCTGCATCTCATCATATATACGTTTCAACGCATTTTTACCAACAGATATTACAGCACCACCAAGACCCATACCTCTAAGAAGAGAATCCATCATACCGTTAGCTATACCAATATACTTTTTTTCTTTTTCTTCATCTTCTGGCTCTGTATCTCCAAAAGCAAAAGCAAATAAAGCTTGCTGCAACGCGTTAAATAATAAGTTTTGAGCAACACCGTAGTATATGATCTTACTCATATTAGTCTTTGCATCACCTCGGCCATTCTTAAGATCTCTAGCAGCTTTTTTAATTAATCGCGCATATTGTGCTGGTGTGTTAGCAAAAGCCAATACAAGACGTCCTAATGAACCAGCTTGTTGCATTGATATTCTATCAGGTCTTGAAGACTGTTGAGACTCTTCAGCGATCTCTCTAAAATCTACAAATGCTTTATCTTGAGCTTCTTTAGAATCTAAACCTTGTTTTTCATAAGTTTTAATTCTATTACGATAAAAAGTAGCTCCACCAGATGCAATAGCAAAACTATCAGCAAGTTGTGTTGGTGTAAAACCAAACTCTAGCAACTTATTGATAACACCTTGTACGCCACCTTTTTTAGCCATATCAGCAATATCGGCTTCGTTAACATTGATACGTAAACCACCTCGACGTTCTTTTAAGAAATCAGAGTTTGCTAATGTTAAAAAGTCAGACCAAAATTGTTTTTGATTTCCAAAAGCTTTACCGGCAGCAAGAATATTATTATCTGTGAAGTTAACAAAGTTTATAGCCGATATAGTTTGAAGTATAGCTGACCTCGTGTTAAAAAACATTATTGTACCAATACTACCAGTTATCCAATCTGTAAACCTACCTGTTAATGAATCACCACTAAAGTTTCTGTTACGACCAGTTTTCATACGCTGTAACATGTTCTCTAATGCTTTACGATAACCTTTACCATAAGCAGCTTGAAGTTTGTTTAAGTTCTTTTCTGAAAATATAACATCTACATTGTTTTGCCATTGTTCTAGATACTTAGCTCTTTTAGTAGTGTTTAGCCCTTCAAGTAAATCTGTCGTTATAGTACCAGCTGGCCAACCTTCTTTTGGTTTTGCATATTGATCACCTTTTTGCATAGCTATAAGCTGATCAGCAAACACTTGTAAATCAGCGTTATCAGATACATACTCTGTTAAATCTTTTAAATCTGCTTTGCTTATACCAGGAACATCCATTCCTTGAGTATTCCATATGTAAACTCTTACAGCTTGTTCTCTTGTGTAAGGTTCACCTGGCACTTTTTTACGTAAATTTTTTGGTACTACTTTTAACTGTTTTTTAAGTTGTTTATAGTCATTCATTAAAGCTATGCGAGCAGAACTTAATTCATTCATAGCTCTACCGTATGGGTTTAACAAATGTTTTTTATACCAAGCCATTTGAGAATCACCAAGTTTTCCTTTACTAAGTGTATCGTATAATAAACCTACAAAATCCTCAGCTGATGGTGGTATAAAGAAATTAAATCTACCTTTACCAGCTCCAGCAACTTCAGCTTTAACTCTTTTGTATTCTTTTTCAGAAGCTATACCTGTTTTAGCTTCTATTATGTCATTAAAACCTTTATCAAGATCTGAGGCTTTACTAAATTTAACTTTAGCTTGCTGTGTTTTAGATTTAACATCAAATACGTCTAATGCATCTTGTACTGCTTTAACATTTTTATATGCATCATCTACAAAGAAAAAGTCATTGTAACCTTCAGCAGCTTTACCCGTCATCCAACGTGCTTTAGCTTCAGCCTTGCCATCACCTAAACCTACAATATTTTCTATAGGTAAATTAACACCAAGCGCATCCATAAATTCTTTAATAGGACCAGCAGCGTCAGCAGGTCTAGCCGTAAGTATAAATACATCTTCAGCGCCTCTTGCTTTAACTATATTTTGTATAGCTTTAAATACAGGACCTTTTTTACCATCAATTACTTTGCTAAACTCTGAGAAATCAAACTCAGCTCCTTGAGCTTCTAGCTCTCCAGCTCTTTCAGCAAACTGTGTAGCATCAAGCTTACCAGTCGTACCGTCAGGCATTTCATACAATACATTACTTTTAGATCTAGCTAGTGTATCGTCAAAGTCAAATACACGTATCTTTTTAACAGGTGCTTCAGGGTTTCTAGCGTTAGCCATAGCCTGATCTGCGTTACCTAGATTATCAAGCACTTCTTGGTTAGGTACTTGTTTGCTAAACTTTATTGTGTTATTTTCGTTGTTGTTAATAGCGCTAGCTTTTGTTTTGTTATCGGCTATTTTAATGTATTCTTTTATTTGATTCTCAGCTTGCTTAGCGTTTATCTCTCCTATAAATTGTTGGTATATTAATCTACCTTGTTCAGCAATAACATTTGTATTGCTTTCAAATTTTTTATCTACAGATACATTGTATCTTTTAGCATCTGTGATACCATCTCTAGATCTTGTGTTTGGATCTAAAGTAAAAAACTCATTGTATTTTCTTATATCAGAAGGTGGTACTTGGCTAAAGTCTCCAGTTTTAAAAGCTTCATCTAATTTTTCTTTTAAATAAGGATGTTCTTGAAATTTAGATTTCCAACCTGGGTAAACACCATCAACGATGCCTTGAGTGTCTCTACCTGTAACTTCTTGATAGTAGTTATCTTCTGCCCAATTTAACCAGCCGTTAACAATGTTAGGATCTTTAGTGCCGTAAGCTTGTAAAGTTCTATTAGCCCAATTACCAAATTGAAAGACGTGTTCTTCCCATGTTTTTTGTTTTGGTTTTAAATTACTTTCTATAGAAGTTACTGTAGCAAATTTCCTACCAAAACTAGAGTTAGCATTAGCATTATAAAGCAACTCTCTTATTGAGCCTAAATTATTTACATCAGCTTGAACAGCTCTAAACAAAGCGTCTAAAATTAAACGTTTGCCTCTTTTTATTTTATCTTTATTAGTTTTGTTTCTAGACATACTAGCTCTAGTCTGACTAGACGTAGCAGCTATAACATCTTGTATTTGTTCTTCAGATAATAAATTAGCTTTGTCTTTTATTTCATTTCTTAAAACTTGTAAATCCATAACTTCACCAGCGGCTATAGCAGCATTAGTTTCGTCTATAAATCTTTGAGTTTTATTTATGTCTCCTATAAATCTAAAACCTCTACCTTTAGCTCCGCTAGTTTTTGTACTACCAACAGCTGAATTACCAGCTCCAGCTACATCACTTGGTTTTATTATTCTATTAGCTTCTGATCCTAAAAATTTAGTTAATTCATCAACTAAAAAAGTTCTAAAAGTTTGATTGTCTTCTATTGTATTACCTAAAACTTTACCTCCTGCTTTTTCAACAGTAGTGTTCATATCCGAAGCTATCCCAGTTTTACTAAACATAAGTCTAGCTTTACCAGCTGCTACATCTTGTTTTTGAGTAATATCTAAATCAGTTTCAGATCTAACCACTTCGTTTGTAACAAGCCTACCATATAAATTAGCTATACCTTTTAAAGCTTGAGCTTCAGGTGATCTTGCACTAAAATCTTCAGCTTTTTTACCTTCAATAATACCAAAAGCTTTCAAAAAGTCAGACTTAGTTATGCCTTTATTCTTTTTAAATGGAGCAAGTCCAGCACCTTTACCAACTCTAGCTTGCTTAGTGTAAAAAGCATTAAGCAAACCTTTAGGTACACCTGTCGATGTCCCAATAAGTTTTTCAGTTGCTGCTTCTAGCACTGCTCCTTCTGGTAATATTTTCAATAATTTATCAGCATTTTTACTAACAAATCTTTGAATAGCATTTGCATCACCTTTAGATAAATTAGCTTTTGGATCTACTAACTTTTTAACAGGTATACCTATAGCTTCAGCTATAACATCAGGAGCCAAATCACCTAGTTTTTTAAACGTAAGTTTATCGGCTGGAATATCTTTTACTTTTGCTACAACTTGTTTTTTAATTTCAGCTACAGACTCAGCAGGTATAAGTGATGTTGGTTTTATTTTTTTAGCAACACGTTCTTCAACTACTTCAGTAACAGCTTCTTCAGCCGCAACACCTTTAGCTTCAGTGACATCTTCAGTAAATTGCTCCCCAAGTACTCTATTAGAAGCTTCAATAGCACGAGCTGGTAAAAACTTGTTTATATAAGCGGCTAATGGCACACCTGATTCTGGGTCGTATTCTTTAATCAAGTCTAATATACCACGCTTACCAAGCTCTATTTCCGATGTTAAATCTTCTCTGTTAAATCCAGGAGCATCGCGTCTACGATCTACTATTTTGTTGGTAATAGGTTTAAACTGCTCTATAATATCGAAAGCCCCAGCCTCCCCTTGTTCTTCGTAAATTCTTTGAACTTCTTGAGAAGCTTCTTCAGATCTTGATTCTTTAATTATAGTTTCAGCTTCTTTAACAGCGTCTTTAACTAAAGCTCCTTTTACACCTTCTTTAGCTGCTTTAATTTGAGCTTTGCCTATAATACCTTTTTCTATGCTTTTATTGTAATCTTTAATAAAGTTGTAAACATCTCTACCCGTGTTAAACTTAACTTTAACACCAAAGCTTTGCATAACTCTACGTATTTGATCACCTATCTTAGTAAATATATTTTCGTTAAATTTTATATCACCAGTAGCTAAAGCGTCTGAAAATAACGTTATAGCTTCTTCCATTTTTATACTTTTAGGATCTGCTGAGTATTGCTCTAAACGACTTTTAAATTTACTGTCTTTTACTTGAGCTGCGTCTATTTTATTTATTTCACCAAGCAAGGCTTCGCCTAAATTTACAGCTGTTTCTGGACTATCTTTTACAGTTTTAAATAATACAGCATGACCAAATTCATGACCAGCAATATTCATAGCTTTTTCCTTGTTAGCTACTTCTTTATTTATAACTATAGTTTGTTCTTCTGTTATAGGGTTTTGTATTATAAAACCTTGTTGTTGAGAAGCTTTTATATCTGCTTCTGGATCTTGCTGTTTTATAAAGTTTTCTACTTCTTGAGTTGTATCAAAACTTTGAACAGTTACACCTTCTAATTTTTCAGCAGCTTTAGTAACAACTTCAACACCTCTTTGTATTCTACGTTGTACAGATTCTTGAAATAAAACATCGTTTTCATCTCTTATTTCAATGAATTTTTTATTAGCTAGTTGTTTAACTGACTCTGTTGTTTTTGGGCTTTGTATTTGCTGCTGAAGCTTTCTTAACTCATTTTGGTTACCAGCATATACTTTTAATTCCGCTGGTGTCATACTGTTTAAAGCGTCAGTAGTTTCTTTTTTTATATTAACTATATTAGCCTCTTCAGCTTTTATAGCTTCATTAATAAGTTTAACGCCTTCTACATCAGCCGACTTAGCGTCTTTATATAATTTAGATATATTATTAGCTGATTGTATTAATTGTTTTTTGTTTTCAGAAGGAGTTAATATCATTTGAGCTCTTTCTACTACAGCTTTATCTGTATTAGCTAAAGCACCAGCAAAAGTTGTACCACTACCCATAACACTACCGACAATACCTTCATCTATAATATTATAAGCTTCTTTCCCCCAGTCAATGTCTTTTCCTAATGTGAGTTGATCAAGAAAAAGAGTGGTAACTTTAGTAGCTGCCTCTGATCCACCTTCTTTTAGAGTGTTTAAACCTAAAGACGTAATTAGTTTTTCAGAACCACCTCTTATTAAGTCTCTAGCAGCTTTATCAGCACCAGTATCTTTTAGTAATCTTGCTTTGCTTAATATACCTCTTGTTACAAGTTCAAAACTAGCCTCAGTTACACCGGTTAAACCAGCGTTAGCTAGTAAAGTACCTGTAGATTTTTCAGGATCAGCTTCAAACTCTTCCATAAACTTTCCACCAGAAACACTACCACCTAGTAAAAATAAACCTCCTACACCGGTAGCTGCTGCTACTAAAGAAGGTAAAGACTCTATAGCAGCTCCAACAGCTCTTTCACCAGCTTTTAAATAATTACCTTTTTCAATTTCTTCAGTTATTGTTTGAGTTTCATATTCTCTTATAGATGGTTCAAGTTTTTCAATAAACTTTCCAATACTAGAAGAAGGTGGTAATTTAGCTGTACCAGGAGCTTGTAAACCTCCAGCTTTAACAAGACCCATTATAGCTTGTTTTTCTTCTACAGTACCCTTATATTCTGGTTCAAAAGTATCTAATGCTGTTTCCATTAAAGAATACTGTATAGTTTCACCCATTTGACTTATACCTTTAGCGAAACCAGCAAAACCTCTAACAGCTTGAGCTGCATAACTTTCAATAACAGATGGTTGAGTTTTTTGTTTAAGTATCTCAGAAGCTTTAGCATTTATTTCTTCTGGTTTAATTTCGTATTCTTCTACGCCTTTGTTTCTATAGTCTAACTCTATTTGATCGACAGCTAAATCTTGTAGTTTTACCTTTTCAACATCTGGTAACTCATCAAATACAGTTTCTGAGACCTCAATCTCTTCAACAGCATCTTCTATAGCCTCTTGTTGTTGTCTGTTTTCTATTCTTTCAAGCTCTTTAGCTCTCTGCTGACCTCTAACACTTCTTCTTTTTGGTTGTGAAACCAAAGAAGTATCTACCGGCTCTAATTCCATACTCTCGGACGCTTGCTCCGGTTCCGATGTTACAGTTGCATCCTCTACTACAACATCGTTTGGCTTTCCCACTGGTTGTTCAGTTTTAATTTCTTTTAAATTAAACTTACTAACATAATCTTCTACAGAAAGTTTTTTAGCTTCTGCGGCTTCAGTTACTTCTTCTAACGTGTATTCAGAACCTTCGTATTCAAACATAATTAAATTTTAAGGTAGTTTTCTTTTTTCTCTTCTTTGCTCAATCAATTCATCTATTTCAACTAAAACAGCATCAGTACTTGCATCAGCGCCAAACTCAGAAGTTTCAAGATCTTTAGCTAATCTAGCTACATCTTCTTTTCTGTTCATGTCGTATGTTTTTTCATCATCTGTTCCTTGGTATAATGTTACAATTTTACCTTCTTGAATAGCTTGACCTTCACCTAACTCAGCTCTAATAGCTGTTAAAGGATTGTCTAACACAGCGCTTAACCTATCTTCAGCTCTGCTAGATACTTTTTCTTTTTGTTCTTTAGACTTAATCTCAGAAACTGTAGGTTTATCTTCTTTTATTTTTTCACTTTTTAAAACTTTATAATATATAGTATCTCCCTCAGAAATAGTAGAATTAGGATCACTTTCTTTTAGTCTAGTAACATCACTAGATGTAGCTTGTCTTTCTTTATATTGTGAAAATTTAGTTTCAACAGAGTTGTCTACTAAAACATCCTTTATATACTGTTGTCTTTGAGCAGGTGTTGGAAATTGTTTATTCAACTCTTGCATTGTTAAACCACCTCTATTGGTGCCAAAGTTTAAAAAAGCTTCTACTTCTGCGTCTGAAGCTCTATTTATACTAGCAGCTTGACCATTTAAAATATTATTTAAACTAGGGTCATTTTTTATAGTGTTTATATCTACGATCTCTTCGCTATCAATATAATCACCTCTTTGTGTTTGAACTTTACCTACTAGTTTAGCATTAATTGTTCCTTTTTCGTCTTCTATGTTAGCTTCACCATAAACAGCTGAGTAATCTGGTCTTTCAGGAACATCAGTTGTAAAGTTACCGTCCCATACGTTTACATCTCTTTTAAACTCAAATTTATAGTAATCTTTACCATCTTCAGTAACTTTTTTTAGTCCTTCTATATCGCTCGAACTTAATGTACCAGCAAATGATCCACCTTCTTTGAATTGATCAACAGGCACTAACGTAGATGTTTCTAAATAATTTTCCCCTTTTTCACCTCTAGATGTTATTCTATTTTCTTTTACGCTTGGATCAATCATTATATCAGGATTAACCGCATAGTAAGCTAGCTGGTTTTCAAATCTTTCTTTAGGTGTTTTTCCATTAAAAACATACCCACCTGCTGAGCCTAAGCGTGTTGGATCTTTTTCAGATATATCTTGAACACTTGATATTACTTTACCAAAACCATCAACTGCTTGAGATTGAAACATTTTAGAATCATCTACTATTTTAGTGTATTCTTTTCTTTGTTCATCAGTTAGACCTGTATTAAGCTCTAGTTGAACTCTAGCATCAATAGCACCCATTTTGTAATCTTTATCACCTGGAATACCTACACCATTTAAAAGTTTTCCAACATCACTTTTAAATTGATTAGCTATACTAATGTCAGCATCGTTTTTTAAAGCTATATAATTGTCACGAGCAGAATCCATATATGATTCTCGTATTTTAACTTCAAGCTTTTGCATTGCAGCTCTCTGCTTTTCAGCAGCTGCTCTTTGAGCTTGTTCAGCTTTTTTTCTTGCTTCACCAGCAGTTGTGATACCTTGAGCTATCTGCTGGCCTATACCAGCTATAGCTTTGCCCCAAACATCTGCAGATTTATCTACGATTATAGGTGGATTTCTATAACTCATTTGTTTTTATTTTTATTGAAATAACGGATTAGTAACTTTAAAAGTTTCCGCTAATTGTGAACTTGTAGGTGTTGAAGTAGGATTTACAGGAGGTGGACTTACACTAGTAGACGCCTTTACTTTAGCGGATTAGCAGAGAGATAAGAACTAGTTATACCTCCAACAGCACTAATCCCCCCAGCAATAGCTTGTGATCTTGCTTGATTAGCTTGAGCTTGATCAGCTTGAGCTTGTGATATTTTACCAGCAGCTCTATCCATGTCTGCGTTAGTTCTTTGTTCTTGTGTTTGAAACTCAAATTGTTTACCAGCGGCTTCAGCAGCTTGAACTCTTTGACCTTCTGATATAGCTATACTTTGCAAACGCTGTTGTTCAGCCATTTTTTGTGATTGTAACTGCTGTTCGCCTTGAGCTCGTAGTTTTTCATTATTAGCTTCTTGACCCTCAATAGAAGCCGCAACACCTTTTTTACTTTGTAAAGCAGCTTGTGCAAGAGCAGTTGCTCCACCAGCGCTAGCTCCAGTTTCTCTAATAGTATCTAATGTATTAGCTAGAGCAATATCAGCTTGTTCTATTTGTATCTCAGCAGCTTGTGTAGCTACACCTAAACTAGCAAATGGATTAGATATTTCACCAGATAAATCAGTTGCTAAACCAGCTAAACTTTTAGTTGATTCATAAGGATTTATAATTTGTTGTCTACTTTCTTTTAAAGCGTCTAATTCAGCTTGAGCTCTATCTTTAGCTCTACCAGCTCTATTAGCTTGTTTTTTAGCTTGATTAGCTCCTACTGCCGCTCCCACACCAGAAACTACCGCGCCTGTTATTGCTGCTACTGCTGCCATAATTAATTTATTTTTTTAGATATTTCATAAGAAGGATTTTTATCTATTGTGTAACCTAGTTTTCTATGAGTTTCAATTAAACCCTTACTTCTTCCAATACTTAGTATTACTTCAAAGCCGCTATTTTTAGCGACGTTTTCTATTCCGTTTATTAATAACTCCATTGCTTGTTTTCTATCTGACTCTCTATAATCTGGATCTGAAACTACCCATTCTATCCAAGCTACTTTTGAGTTTGTTGTATATAAAAAACCTGCAATTATAGGTTTATTATTTTTTTCAACCATAAAACCACCTGTTCCATTTTCAGGTAGCATGTGTTTAGGTACTGGTACCCACTCTGGCCATTGCTCCCACCAAAAGTTCAAAGTTTCCCAGTCACTTTCAATAAGTTTACGTATGTTTAATTCCATTTAATTTAATTTAATATGATGATTCTACATAATTTGTAGAAACTGCGAATAATTCTTTTTTACCACCTAAACTATTATCAACACTCATTTCAACTGTAGCAAAAAAGCCTTTTATACCAGAAGTATCTTGACCCCATAAAACTTCACCAGGTTGAGAGGTAGTGTTGTTTATTAAATTAGCAAAATATTTATTTTCTTTTGCTTTAAAGTTGTTTTGTAGTATTTGGTTTTGCAAATCTGCTAAGTTGTTAGCTTGAGTAAGTATATTTATAGCTTTAGTAATAGGTAGTGAAACATCTGAGGATGTAGCCATTGAATTAACTTCCCAATCACCACTACCTTCATAGTTTATTGTTTTAAAGTTTTTAACAAGTGATTGATTGCCATTAAATACAAACGTTACGGTTGAATCATTAGAAACACCGTAAAACTTACCTCTTTCTGTAGATCCACTTTCTAAAGTATAATGCTGCCATATTTTACCATCATGAGCAGAATACATAGATGTGTTTAAGCTAAATATAAAATCAGGTTTAAAGCTTAAAAAACTAGTCCAACCATTAACACTATCGTCAAAAGAAAGTGTTTTATAAGTACCGTTTTGTTGTATAGATACTGTGTAGTTTTTATTATGTATATCCCAACCACCTATTATATCGTCTTCAACTTGTAATGAGCCTAGGTTGTCTCTAAAAAAGTCTTGCATACCATAAGATGATATTTCAGTCAAACCGTCCATAGAGAGCCTTAAAACAGCGTTTCTTTTTCTATCTGTAAAGTATTTTCTATAACCGTAAACAGCAAAACTTTCTGGGTTTGTACTAATACCATAGTTACCAGCGTAAGGAATTATTTGACCTATAACCTGTGTTGACGATGTTACAGCAGCATTACCTTCAGCAGAATAAATAGCATCTTTATCAATAAGCGCTCTACTAACTTTATCTTCTTGTAAAACTATTAAATTAGTATCTTCAGCGTACAGTTTTTGAATACTACCGTTAGCAGGATCTGCAGACTTAGTTATTTCTTCACCTACTGAAAATACATTAGTTCTATTTATACCTGTCCTAGAGTTAAATACACCTGAGTATATAATAGAATTAAATCTATGTTGCTGTCTAGTTTCTTCTTCAACTAAATAAGCTTTAACTCCAAAATCTACAGACGTGTTGTTATATCCACCTCGTATTCTAGCTTCTTCAATAAACCAATCATTATCATTACTAGAAGCATAGCCACCAGGTACAATAACTTCGTTAACTGGATCAGCTTGAGTTATAGAACCTATCTTCTTTAACCAAAAAGAGTTAAAATACTTTATATTTAGTGTTGCTGACATATTTTATTATCACTTATTTTATAATATTATTACTAATAATCTATAAACTCATATTTAACTAGATTGCTAGTAGATCCACACATTGTCCTGTAACTAGTAGTAAAAGCTTCTCTAGTTTTATAACCATCCGTATCTACAGCTGTAGTTGATGTAGTAAATGTTTGTATATAATTAGTAAACTTAACGGCAAATCTAAGTTTTAACGTGTCTTTATTGCCAGAAGAACTTGGTTCATATATATAATTATTATAAGAGTTAGAAGGAAAAGTTTGAGCAGGAGCATTGTCGAACGTGGTGTCTTCAAAAAACTCTCTAACCATATGAGCATATGGGGTTCTTGCAAAATACTCTTCTGTACCTACTGTAATATCACAAGCTGATTCAGGAGTATTAATATTGGTTACTCTTTGTACTATATAGCCAAAATAATCTGCATCTCTTCCTGACCCCGCCGCCATATTTGTTCCATACAATGGTACGCATGTTGGGTAATTTGCATCATTTACATTGACCCAGCAAGCAGCGTATCTAGCAGTATTATCATCTTCTTGGTCAGCTCGCGTTTTTATTTTGCATGTTATAAAATACTGGTTGAGAGCATTAAAAGCTATAGGAAAATTAGAAGAAGACGTTGAATTATCTGTATTAGCTGTTGAAAGAACTTGATCAATATCGTTTAAATCATTACTTATACTTGTACCGTTAGAATCATTAACACTAGTTTTTGACCAAGTACCACCTGAATTAGATCTTTTATATATAGTCCACTCATAATAAGCGTTAGCAGCGGGTGCAGCTATCGCGTATGTTTTTCGTTGAACTTCAACCATTAAATCTAATTGTATTTCAGTGTAAGCTTCAGTAAAACCAGCCGTGCCAAGTCTAACAGGATCTCCATATGGCCAAGTTGTAACAGGCATATCGCTAATAGCTAATTCACTTCCAGCTATATACCAACCAAAAGTTCTATTAGTTAAACCACCGTCTGGATCAGAAGCTGTTTCAATTTCAGCTTCAAATTGTCTAGCGTCTGGATTATTAGGATCATACGTAAACAAGCAAGATGTTTTTAAATTAGATGATATTTGTTTTGGAACTATTCTTACTGTTTTTTCATATTCATCAGACAGCAATTGGCCTCCTCCAGCTGGTGTAGATCCTTGACTATTGATATTTTGATTACCACTAGCGAAATATGATAAGGTGTCTTTAACTTTTATTTTCCAAGTATAATAACCAATACTTAAATCATAATTTGTTGTTACAGCACCGCTTGTATGGTTTATAAGAAAGTTTTCAGGAGCAATCGACAAAGGTTTTGGAGGAATTTGAGTAAAAAATACACCTGAATCATTATACCAATTAGTAGGCGTGAATGTCCAGTGAGCACCATTAGACTTAACAAGTAGCCCATTAGAAAAAACATCTTGCCCTTGTTCATACTCTAATAGTGGTAACTGTAAAGAACTTGGATCACCGTTTAATGAGTTTAGCAAATAAGGATTATTATTAGTTAAACTCAATAGCTCACCTTCTTGTGATAAAGAAAACTGAACAGAATCATAGCCAGTTAATGTAGCTCCGTCGTATACGTCTTGCACAGAGTTTAAAACAAAAGTATATTGGTTGTTTTGTAATGAAATAGAACCCCAATAACTTAAATTATCTAATTCACTCGCTTGTCCTGAAAGCCTGACTCTATATTTACCAAGATTTGGATCTAAAGGATCTGTTTCTTGATATAAAACAAAAGAACTGCTAACATCTAAAGGTGTGGACGCGTTGTTTGTAACTTGTATATATGGTGCTGGTACGTTTGTTGGATCGTCTATATAAGATTGAGATCTAAGACCTGTTGTTAATATAGGAGTGCCCTCGGCTGTTAAAATACTAAAAAAGTCAGTTATCCAAGGTGAATCAACAGTCCCAGTGTCTTCAGTTATATCTCCACTAGGATTTTGAAACTCGTTATATAAAAAATTTGGATTAGAGACTCCAATAGCACCTTCTGAACCGGTTGAAACATCTTCGTTTAAATCAGAGATTAATCCAGCGGTACTAGTTTCCCAAAATATATCTAATAAAGAATTTACAGGTTCTGTTTCATAAACAGCTAAAATAGGGTTCATATCGCCACTAGTAACGCCAATAGCACCAGATAAAGTAGATATTCTTGCTATCAATGGATTTGTGTCTAGTTGATAAAAGTTATCATCACTAGTTATATCACTCGCGGCCATGTTTAGATCACTAGCAGTAGCTATAGTAGAAGCCGTATCTGTTGATCTACCAGGATAATATTGAGCGTTGTATTGATCATTAGGAGGAGCTGCGTCTCTTACATTTTGAACTCTACCAAATAATCTTACTGAACTTCTATATTGTTTTTGATCTGGTCCAACTTCTGATAAATCTCTAGGTATTTTATTAATGTTATCATTTAGTAAAACAACATGCGCTGTTAAATTATCTTCGTTATTTGGAAATGGTGTTCCTGAAGTTGCGGTCGGGTAACCATTTAGTATTCCAGGTAAATAACAATTATAATATTCTTGTTCTGTTTGTTTAACTACAACTTTATAAGAATACCAACCAGTTTGATTTATAGTGTAAGCAAACTTTATATCATTGTCTAAAGAAGAATTATACAAGTATTTACTACTAATACTACCATCAGCTGTTACAGTATAAGTTCCCGCATTTTCAACAACATTCGTAACTTTAACATAGTCTTTAAATTCACCTCTTAAATAGTCTCCAACTCTAGGAACGCTACCATTATTTGGATTGTTTGTAGAGTCTAGCGTAAACTCTAATTCATCTTGGTTAGGTGAATCAAATGAAGCGAAGTTTATAGAAAACCCAATACCAGAAAAATTAGGATCTTTTACTCTTATAGCATACAACCCGGGTGTGCCTTGAGATAAGTTCTTGTTACTATCTATACCTAAACCATTACTAGTTTCGTTAATAACTAACTGTATTTGATCACCAAACCAATCACGAGTGTTTGTAGCGCCTGATGAACGATATTGGTGATATATAGTGGATCCACCGCTAAAATTACCATTAGCTTCTGTACCTTGAGAATTAACAGGTGACAATATAACAGGTGATTGTCTACCAAATTTATCAGCTAAAACAAAACCAATTTGATAGTTTCTATTTTGTTTAAGAGTATGATTAGGATATTCTATAAAATCATCAGATACATTAGTGTTTTTATCAAAAGCACCAACATAGTAATTTATATTAACAGGAGGTGTATTTTGATCATAAAAATTACCATACATAACTCTATTACCCGATGTTTCTTGTGATAAAGCTCTAACAGGTACTTTATCGTAAACTCTAGTAGTTTGAAATTGAGGTAGCGTTTTATATGGTTTTCTTGATTGATATTCGTAGTTATAAATATTAGTTTGCTCAGAGTTTAAATCTGTTACAGGTATAGTTTCTAATACTTTAACAGATAAAGCATCAGATTCTTTATACAATATATCTATAGCTTGAATTTTATACTCTGAGTTTAAGTTAGATCCTTTGCAAGGTAGTGGTATTAATAACTCTATATTATTAATTTCATTTTCCATAAACTCAATAATAGTAGATCTATACGAGGCGTCTTCGTCTCCACTATGAAAATAACCTTTTTGCTTAGGTACATATGCTATTTGAGTGAATGGAGCTATTAAAGAATATTCACTATCATCAAATTTAAATCTATAAGAAAATCTAATATATTTATCTTCTATTAAATCAGGATCACCAGGCCAAGAAACATTATCTTCTTGGTTTGTCATTGTTGATTTTAAAAATGTAACAGTGCCACCAGCATCTATAGTTACACTAGCATCTACTAAAGTAGTTGTTGCTCCTACTTGGGTTTTTAAAGTTACCTCGTATGGTGATGTAGAACTAACAGTATTAACAGTAACATAATCAGAGCCTTCTATAGCTACACTAGCGTCTGAATTTTTAGCTACAACTACCATTCCAACCTCTATTTTGTTATTAAAACTAGAGAAAGTAATTATATTACTACTAGAAGAAGCTTGTGATGTTACACTAGTAGTTTTCTTTATTAATTTTATTGAATCGTATGGGTTATATTTAGCTACAGATATTTGTGATTCAGAAGTATAATATTCAGAACCTTCACTTACAGCTTCTAAAGCTCTATCTAAACTTATTTTTCTTGGTTGATTTCTATTATCAGTAAAAAACAACATTTCTTCTATAATATTTACGCCTAGAACTTTATTTGTTGTTGAAAAATTTAAAAAATCACCAGTTAAAATTTTAGAGTAAGTATTAGTATTTTGATTAAAAACACATATATGGCATTCGTAATTACCGCTATTGTAATTATTTTCATCATAAACATATGATGGATTATTAGGATCAAGATCAGTGTAATTAGTGACAAAAGTTACAACTCTATTGTTTATTTTGTCTACATAATAACCTATTATTTCACAGTCATTAGAATAAGGAAGATCAACAGTAACATTGGCATTACCTATAATGTTTTCTAAAGCACCTACATCAGCGTCTTCTGATTTACCTACAGATATATTCTGCGCGTCACGATATTCACCATTTGGTAGTAATCTATCGTCTAAGTCTTTATTCATCTTAGACTTTAGAAAAGTATTTTTAATTTCAGCCATTTAATTTTAGTGTTTTATCCATTTAGACTTACCTCGCATAACTTGTATAAACTCATTTAGCTTGATATTAGATAATCTTATTTTAGCGTTTCTTAATTTAGCACTTTTTTCTTGACGTAATCTTTGTACTAGATACTCAGGTTGATTAGCTCTAGTAGAAACTATAGCATGTAAAATATAAGCGTATATAGCTTCTTCTGACATTTTAGGTATTCTAGTGTCTAGATCATATGCTAAACCATCAGAAACGTACTCTAAAATGATTAAGCGATCAACTAAATCATTTGAAAAAGAAAACTTATTTTCTCTTTCATTTATTGTAAACCAACCGTTAATCTGACTAACCTCAGGTTGTATACCATAAAAACCACTATTCCAAGCAAAACCTTGACCAAAACCACCACCGTATATATTAGCCCAAACAGGTGATCCGTCTTGTATTTGATTATTTATAACTCCAATACCATTAGTGTCCCATCGCTGTTCTGTTTGCGATGTACCTTGAGTATTGTTGTTGAAGTTATCTTGCGTTGGTATACCTTGAGCATCTTGTAAAGGATTTTCATAAGGATTACTTGTTAGTGTAGTAGGATATATAATATGTTTAATACCAGACTTATCAACCCAAGACATGTTTACATAATTTACATAGTCTTGAGGCATTGGCACGCTTAAGCTAGGTGGTATAGTTAATTCTTGAGACTTTACACTTTTCAATGTATCGTAACTAAACTCTTGCATTGCTCTTTTAGCAAAGAAAACTACATCTGTTCTTTTAACATCAGATATAATTTTACCAGTACCAACATAAGCAACCATAAAGTTTGTTATAATGTCATCTAGTTTTGTATATGAATATGAACCCCAGTTTTCTTCTACAGTATTACCGTAAGCGTCTCTATCACCATAGTTACCACCTTCAAGTGATTTTAATTGAACAGCAACTGAAGTATTTTCAGCTAGTCCTGTAGTGAAAGTTATAACATTATCTACAACAGTATACTCAGCTACATACTCTGTGTAAACTAAATCACCAGGTGCTGCTGTATATAGTTTAAAGTTATTTAAAGCGTAGTTAGTTTCTAGAGGATTATAACTTCCAAAAACTAAATCTGTATCAAATGTAGTGGGGCCAAAAATAGTTTGGCCAGCTGTTGATAAAAAGCTCTGTGCTCCTGCGTAATATTGGCGATTGTTTTCGGTTATTAAACCTCCATTAGGTGTAGGCATAGTTTATTAGCTTTTTTGATTTATTTCTTCTGATTGTATTTCTTGAGCGGCTAGTTGAACTATTTGATAGTCTTTAACTACAACTCCAGCATACAATAATACTTTTATAATTACCTCAGGTTGCTCTGACACATCTAACTCAAAGTCTGTAGAGTTAGCAGCGTCGTATGCGTAATAGTTTTGCCCTTCAGGTATAGTGAAGTTCCATACAACATCAGCTGGTTTTTTAACATAAGAAACGCTGATGTTTGAGTTTATACTAGCTGGTTTTAAATACAACTTATTGTCTTCGTATAAATACAATGGATATTTTTCCGTGGGTTTTGTTAAAGGCGATTGATTTACATATAGAAGATCATTTCTTTGAATCAATTGAGCTTCTGTATCGTCTTTATAAACAACAGTACCTAATCTATATAAGTCTGTTGGTAGTGTGAAGTGATCTGTTGAATAACTAGCTGTTGCATATTTTTTAAATATAGCTATTTTTTCATCAATATTTTTTATACGATCAGCATACTCGCTGTCATTATCTGGCACTCTAAGTTGTTGGTTTAAACTTTCAAAATAGTTTTCAAAAGTTTCAAGTTGAACTTGAGTAGCTATCTTATTAAACTCATCAGGCGTCATATAGCCTCTTTGTTCTTTATTTAGTATTAATAAGACTGTTTTATAAACCGTGTCTACACTTATTGCCATTTGTTATTTTTTTATTATAATACACAGAAGACCGCCGAAGCGATCTCCTATATATTAGTATTACATGTTATGAGAGTTTTTTCTCTACAGATTTAAAAACTTCAATACCTTCATCTGTTTTGAAGAAAGCAGCCATAGCTGAGTACGGATGTTCATCAAATGGAACTGTCATTAATTTTCTACCATTTGTAGCCCAAGTAAATGTTCTCTTGTCTGGTGAAAGATTAATTATACCAGCTTCAGTAGCTTTAACAGCAAAGTTTCTAAGCTGAACATTTTCATCATTAGCTAGCTCTATGAATAAAGAAGCGTTCTTTTTAGCAAACATTAGTAGATCTCTTTTTATTTCTCTACTAGTCATTTTAGAAACTTCAGATCCTATTTCAACTCTTAATATAGCTTCAGCTTGATCTATTTCCATAGACTTAGCTGCATTTAAAGCTTCTATTTCTAATTCCAAATCAACTAAATCATTATTAGCAACCGCTACTTTGTTAAACTCAAAATATTTATTGTTTAATGCTGGGTGATAAAGAGATAAAAGTTTTTGTAAGTTTTGTTTTTCTTTTGGCACAAATAATGTACCATTGTTAAATACAATATGCCCTAAAGTAGATTGACCATTTTGTTCTTCTACTAATGGTGAATTTTGATTCGTAGCATATCTTAATTCTTTTTGAACTCCATTTTCATTGTCAAACCACAGTAAAGGGTATTTAACAGAATGCCTAGAAGGCAAAGTGTATGTTAGTGGAGTAAACGAACCTTTTAAAATATAAGTTCTATCTTTAATTTCCCACTTTGGTTTTGCGGGTTCTTTTTTAATTGTTTGTTTTTTTTCAACAACAATAGGTTGAGGTGCAACCTCAACAGTTTTTTCTGCTTGGACTTTTTTAGCCATGATATAATATAATAAAAATGTTAATAAGAGTAATAATTACCCCCGTCGTTAAGACGAGGGTAAATACTACATAAGGTATTCTTAGTCAGTGAACAATACAAAGTTGTTAGCACCTTGTACACACAAACATCTTTCAGATAGGAAGTGTACTTCCATTGCATCAAGATCAGAAGTGTAAGCTCCTCCAACAGAACCAGTCAACCAAGACTTCATACGACGATCATCAGTTTGAGATGCTCGGTAACGTACGTGCAAGAATGGACGACGGATGTTAGTTCCTAGGATTTGATCATAAACTGTAGAAGTTCCAGCTGGTACTAATACACCTTCGATACCAGCATCAGCAACACCTCCACGAGTTGAAGCATCATTCAAGTATTTCCAGTCAGTTTTATAGAAATCATAAGAACCTCTTCGGAATCCAGAGAATCCTAAGTTTAGAGCCATATCTTCAGAATTTTCAAACAATCCGTAAGATGTACCTCCAGTTCCATAAGAATTAACTCCAGCAAGCATATCGTCGATCAAGATCGAAGTACCTCTGTTCAAGAAAAGCATGTTTTCTTCAATAGCTCCTTGAGTGTCAAGATTTTTAAGAATCTCATCAAATTGACTCAAGTCTCCAGAAGCAGGTGCAAATCCAGAGAAAACATTTCCTCGTGATTTAACAGCGGCGAAAAGACCTTCAGTACCTTTCTTACCAGCAGCTAAAGCTCCTGAAAGAGGCGCAGCCAAAGTACCTTCAACTACAGACATTTCTAGATAATCTTCGAAACGTAGACGAGTTTCAGACTCAGCTTTCAAGTACCATAGATACCCTCCGGTTCCGTCTTCAGTAGCAACTTCTACCCAACCGATTTGAGCAGTATCAGATCCAGAAATAGCATATTTAGATTTGATAATGATAGGTGAGTTAGAAAACTGAGTGAAAGAAGGAGTGATTGATTTAAGATCAGCGTCTCCAGTTCCTTTTCCAAATTCAGAACCATATACGAAGATTTTAAGATCTGTATCAAGTACATTAAATGTATCATCAAGATCTGCACCTGTGTAAGTGGCAACTGTTAAAGTAGCAAGAGAAGCTGTGTTTACGACGTCTGTAACAATAGCTGTAACTTCAAGTCCGTTAGCAGGATCCAAAACTACAATAGTTTGGTCTTTTGAAATTACGTTATCTACAAAAGTGCTACCAGAACCTCCTAAAGCAAATGTTAAAGTAGTTGCTGTAGCAACAGTTACACCTTCGTAAGCGACGTGTAGACGGTTTTGCTCAGACCATACTACTTGGTCAGATGTCATAGGCATTTCAGCTCCTACCATACGTAAGAATCCAGAAAGAGTTCTGTTTCCATAACGCTCTACTTCTTGTTCGTAGATCTCAGGTAGATACTGTTGTGCGAAATCGTTTCCAGATCCATCAGTAAAGTTTAGATAGTTGGATTCTAGAATTTGTTGTTTTTGACTCGGTTTAATTGAACCGAATGTTGGTGATAAAGCCATTTTTAAATAGTTTTAAATGTTAAATTTTAATTTTTTTTACTTTTAGTTTTGATGCACTAAGCGCATCGTTGTTTAACACTTTCACTTTTATACCATCTTGAAAACCACCTTGAGGCGTTTGCCTTGGTGTTGAACTAGGATTTTTGGAACTATTGACAACCTCTTTAACAGCGTCAGCTCTACCTTGTTCATAAAAATGATTTGCAATAGTGTCAGCATTTGAAGCAGCATACATAGCTTTGTGATAACCAGCCGGATCTTTTACACTACCATCTTCGTTAAGGAACTTCCCTACAAGATTACTAATGTCTGATTGGTTTTCTGCAACTTTAGAAGGATCTTTTACACCGTATCTAAACTTTTTTTCACCTAATTTGAAATCAAAACCTTTGAAATCTTCGCTAAAAAGTTGTTTAGTTTGGTTTTTAAACTCTTCATGTTGTTGCTCAGCTTTTGTTTGCTGATCATTATATCGATTGAAAAAGTCCATTGCTTTTTGTTGTTCTTGAGTTACGCCCGGTCTCAACTTGATCTCGTCGTAGTATTTACTCTTAGTTTCTTCCAAAAAGTTTTTGGCTTTTGCAACTTCTTCTTTAAACGCAAGTTTTTTCTTACGTATATCTCTTTCCTCGTCTAACTCTTCATCATAAGAAAAGTCTTCAAGTAAAAGATTTATATCCTCACCTTCTAGATAAGGTTTGGTCTGTTTATAATATTCTCTTAATAATGTATTTGAATCAACATTAGAGTAGTCAGCGTTTAAACGAACATAATCGTTAATATCTCCACCTGTTTCCTCCATAAATGAAACTAGTTTTTCGATGTTTTCTGGTAGTGGTTTACCTAATACCTTTTCATCTCTAATAGCTTCTTTTACTTGCTTCTCAACTTGTTTTACTTCCTCCTGTACTTCTTCTTCTGTTATTTCTTGAATGATTGGAGCTTCATCTTGAACGGTGCTTTGTTCTGATGATACTTCTTCAACCACTTCTTGTACAGGTCCGGTTTGTTGATCTGCAACCACGTTTGTTGTTTCTTGCTCTGTATTGGCATTTTCTTCGGGTTGTTTTTCTTCAGAACCAATTACTACTTTAGTAACTTGCTCTTCTACTTGTTTTTCTACTGGAGCAGACAAATCTACTTTGACAGGCTCGCTCTGTGTTTTAACCAGTTTTTTAGGTGTAGTCTTCTTACCTTTTAAAGAAAACTCTCCTTCTTGTTTTACTTCTGACATAATATAATATAATTAAATAGTTAAAAATTTATTCTCAACGAGGTTCAAACTGTTCTAGTCCAAAACCTCCAAGAGTATCAAAACCAGCAGATTCAAAGTTTTTAGGTAGCTCATCATTTTGTCTTTGAGCTATCATCTCTGATTGCTGTGTTGCTTGTATTCTTGTTCTTTCGTCTTTACGATCTTCTATTTCTTTTTCTTTATCTCTTTCAGCCTCTGCTCTAGCTCTAGCTAACTGTATCTGATAATTAAACTCTTCAGCCATTAATTGCTTTTTGATCTGAGCTTCGGTTTGCATTCGTTGTATTTCAAACTGAGACTTAGCTTGCTCTATACTTACTTTTTCTTGCGTAAGAGCTTGTTGTTTTTGAACCTCTGCTAAAGCTGCTGCTTCTGAAGCTTGAGCGTTTGCTTGTGCTTGAGCCTGTATATTAGCTTGTTGAGCAGCTTGGTTTTCTTGCTGTCTTTTTTTCTTTTTAAGTTTTAACAACTGATTAGCCATTTTAAGGTTTCTAACCTGCCGTATATCAATAGCATCATCAAGATCAATACCACCAGATTGTAAAGCAACTTGTATGTTTTGTTCTAATTGTGCTTTAGCTTCTTCGTCTGGTTCTAATTCTAAATATATACCAAAATCATGTAAATTTAAAGAATCAATTTCTTTAAGAGTTTGGAAATTGTAATTTGATACACTTTCTTTAAGTGAGTTGGCTGTTAACGGGAACGCTAACGAATCAGCTATTTTTAAAGATATGTTTTCACAAACTCTAAGAGTTAAATATAACTGAGCCTGCATAAGATGTCTAGTTGCTGTGTTTGACGCGTTAGCGGCTAGTTTCTGTAAACCTAGTAATGAATCTTTATCTGGCATCGTTCCATCTCTAGCTTCATTTAATCCGGTTACATCACGTATCATTTTTAAATAATATTCGTATGTACCAATTAAGCTTTGTATTTTAGCTTGACCAGATGATGACGCTAGCTCTTGAACAGGTACTTTACCAGCATTCATACCACCTTCTTGAGTAAGTGATCTACCAACAACACTACCAGTTTGAAAATACATATTAAGCGCTTCAGCTGGATTGTAATTTGTACCGTTACCAAGATCAACTTCAGCTAAACCGTCCATGTCTAAGAAAACACCATCAGGTACTATTCTAGACATCACTTGTTGTAGCTTTAAATGCGTTAGTTGTATCATATCAGCAAAACCTGTTATACGACCTACTAGTGATTCAATTCTACCTTTATACATTCTAGGTGCACATATAGAGTAATTCATCTCTACTTTAGTAGTATCAGCATATGGTCTAGACATATTTTCTGCTAATTTCCACTCTAACATATGATTGTTACCTAAAACTTTAGCTCCTGTATACAACACTTCAATACTTCTTCCAACTCTTTCAAAATTATCATTAGCCGGTGGATCAAAAGTATCTGGTTTTTCTATAGCTTTTAAAAGCCCTTGCTCTGTTTGTTTTATTTTAAACACTTGGTTCATATATGTTTTGTATTCAAAATACATAACTTGAACAGTGTTTTCATCATAATTACCCCAACCTGTTACATACTGAGAATTACCAGGCATTTTTTGTATTTCGTCTAGCTCAGCATCAGATATATTAGGAAATTGTTTTTTAAGCTCTGATATAGTTATAGATTTAACTTCACCAACATAATATATATCATCAAAGTTTGGGTCTTCAGTATATGAATAAACCATATAAGCTGGATCAACATAATCTATGTTAATACCATTAGATGTATTAAAACTAGTTTTAACAGCAGCGATACCTAGTACAGCTAAATCATAATTTATTCTACGTCGAGTTAAATTATATTTGTTTCTAGCTAGTGTGTTATTAATAACTTCTTCTTCGGCTACTTCTATACCTTGTTTGTAAGATAATTGCATATGAAGTTCTAGCTCTTCAAGAGTAGAAGGTAATTCGTTTGGTGGAATACTAGATCTTGAAAAATCAGCACCAGTATTAGCTTTAGCCTCTTGTATTAAATCTTGAGCAACCATATCAGCCGCTATGTTATTAGCGTGGTCTGTTCTTTTCTTTTGAGACTCAGGATCTTGAGCGTAAGCAACAATATCGTATTCTTTATTAGACATACCAT